TCATTCTTTACCGAAAACGTTGTTCTCTTGCTCTTGTACTCGGATGAAAGTAGTACGCTTAGTTAGCTCTTTAAGCTGCGCTGCGCCTACGTATGTACACGTTGAACGTACACCACCAAGGATGTCAGAAATCGTATTATGAACTGAACCACGGAATGGTAATAGAACAGTTTTACCTTCAGCAGCACGGTACTTAGCAACACCACCTGAGTGCTTGTCCATCGCACTTTGTGAAGACATTCCGTAGAATCACAAACGCACTCACTAAACCCCTATAAAAACAATAAGATAACAACTAAAATCAATAAGTTAAAACCTACTTAAAATACGTATTTGGACATTAAAAGACAGTATAAAACATTGTCTGTCGCCACTTTGTAGCCATTTTTTTGGGAAACATCTCGCAGATAGTTATTCAATACCTAATTGATGATTTACACATCACTCTCTAAAATCTTATAGTCATTTTATGCAAGTGAGTGATCTTAAGATACCAAGCAAAGTTCTTCTAGTGCCTTCGCTTGCACTTTGAAATGGCCGAGAGTTTAATTCCTCTCGGCTTTTTTCATTTCTAGGCAAACAGTTTACTTCTTTAATAATTCTTGTGTCTTCTGGCTCATAGCAATCACTGAATTACTCAGTTTTTCTACCAGTTGTTGTTGCTGTTCTAGCTGATAACGCATCATGTGAATTTCAGTTTCACTGATTAACTTCATGCCCTGTTCTGCTGCTTCACTGTTTAGTGCTCGCATTCTTGGTGATGTACTTTTCTCTTCTTCACGTAGTAATAATTTTAGATGAGCATTGATGATTGGCAATTGTGTTTCATCACAACTAAGCACTGAGGTATTGAGCTTATTGTTTAGCTCTTGTTCTACGGTTTGAATACTTACACCACGTAAATAAGCTAATTGTGAAAGGTAAGTTTGAAGCTGAAGTTGGTGCGATGGTTTAGCGATTTGAATAACTGCTGTTTGTGGTTGTTGTGGTATTGAATGCTCTGTCCAATATTGATAAAGCACATCATCACATTCGTTTTGGTATTGAATCACCTTTTCTCGAATGTCTTCACGAACGCGCTTTACTTGCAGTGAATTAAGCCAGCCAAATAGCTTTCTTAATGGTAAGCATGACACTTCATTGTTTTCATCAATTGAGGGTATTGTCGTCATGACAACACCCCATCTTTCAGGTGTTGCTTTCAATTTCTTAAATTGACTAGCCCAATCTAAACCCATCCCCTCTACGATCATTTTCATAGGGACATAAGGTTGATTTTGATGTTCAACTAAAAGTAGGTTTGTACCGTGGAATGGTACTGACATTTGATTAGGCATAATTGCCTCCGTGAATAATTTAATTTAAATCACCAACCAGAGGGACTAATCTTTGGGTGGTGAACTGAACAAGGTTAGTCCTACCGCATCACGGAAACGGCCAGCCGAAGCTGCCTTGCCCAGCCCACCATAATTTTGATAGTACAATCTACTGTAGGAGACTACCTATGTTTAGATGTGCTTAAGCCACACATAAAAAATCCAGCATAGAGACTGGTATATATGCGCCATGATTAAAACGGGGGACTAATCCCGTCACTGGATTTTGCCAGTGAGTTATTAGTGTAACGATGTCTAAGATCGTCGTCAAATGTTTAATATTGCTCTCATTTGTATGATTGTGCGGTTGAATTGTATTTATTGCCCATACATACTTTAGTGGTATACAAATTATTATAAGGAATTACAAATGAGCGCTACAGTACCAAAGGTTTTTATCTCTTATTCTCATGATAGTGCTGAACATAAACAGTGGACTCTAGATCTAGCAACTCGTCTTGTACACTCAGGAATCGATGCTCGTATTGATGCTTGGAGCCTAGGTGCTGGTGATGACCTTCCACATTTTATGGAGACGCAATTAGCAGAAGTTGATCGAGTGATAATGGTTTGCACAGAAAATTATGTGAATAAGGCTAATAAAGGGACTGGTGGCGTTGGCTATGAAAAAATGATTGTCACTTCCTCTCTAATGACTAGGATTGATGATAATAAAATTATTCCAATTATTCGCCAAGAAGGTTCAACTGATGTTCCGACCTTCTTAAAATCAAAACTTTATATTAACTTTTCAAATGATAATGAATTTGAAGCTGTTATTGATGATTTAATGCGAGCAATTCATGGTACCCCGTTATATAAAAAACCAGAACTAGGCTCAAATCCATATCAAACAGCTCAAGAAAAACCAGCTGAAAGCACCACTGATAAAAAGACAGAATTACTTAAATGCATGATAGGAGCTTATAATTCTGGTCATTCCCGATTTCTATTTGAAGAGATTCACAAAACACTCGATGGCTCACGAATTTTCACTGAAATGTATATTGGGGAACTTATAAGCAGCGGGTTTTTAGAAGAAATCACGACTCTCCGCTTCGACCCTAATTATTTTTGTTTAACAAACAAAGCAAAAAAACTTGCGATCACAAAAGGTTGGATTACAGAATAATTTGATACTCGAAAACCTTAAAGATACAATTACAAAACTACTTCCCTCCTTCGGGTGAGATTCAATTCAAAACTCGATGTGAGGCCCAATCATAAAAGCCGCTTTACTAGCGGTTTTTTCATATCTTGAAAATCTCTAGATGTCTACAAATGACTCTTACTGTTCAATATGGTAAACCTTAGGTTGACGCTATCGTCAAAATTGCTTAAAATTACATCGTAATATAAGTTATGTGAGTAGTGAGACATAACGAGCAATAGCTTCTACTTTTTTATTTAGCCCACAAGGCAAGACTTAAGGACCTCAACATGAGCAACGTTATTTCATTTAAAGAACGTAAAGAAGCCCAAAATGTTGAAAATGAATTCATCAAACTTCTTGATAAAGAAACAAAAAAAGAAGGTAATGTTTCTCCTTTATCTAGTTCTCTTTTTCAACGAATGGCAGCCATTAAAAAGGCGTCTGACGAAGCGCAAGCTCGTACTGAACTTCTGGAAGGGTAATAACCTTGTCTACAGCTGAAGTTCAAATTTGCAATGGCTATGAACTACATACTTTAAATATATTTCAGGATATCCTTTTTGATTTAGTTGATGAAGCTGAAAAAATCATGTCAAAGGATCCTGAACACTTTCACTCTCACCCCAAAATTAAACTTTTATCTGCAGTCTTTGAAGCTATTAGCGCTTCTGTTCCTGAAGACCCAAATAATAACGACTTTAGACAAGGTTTAACCTTAGGGAAAAAATATAAATCATGGCGTCGTGTAAAAAAGAAACTACCTCCGCGTTACCGCTTATTTTTTCAATTTGATAATACACCTCCTAAAACAATTATTTATGCATGGCTTAACGACGATTCAACATTACGTAAAGCTGGTGCCAAAACAGATGTATATAAAGTCTTTGAAAAAATGCTTAAAAATAACACGATCCCTACTTCATGGGGTGAGCTAATGGCAGAAGCTGATCCATTGAAAACAGAAAAAGAATCTAGCTAACTTTATAGCTACCAGCAGAACTTCCCTTATCTACAACAACCATCGCATTTGCAGTTATTTCATCGATTACTGCATTTGCTATGGCTTCGGCTAAATCTGCCGCTTTAGCGAACTCACCCTCTGTCACCATGCCTTTACCTTGCATCTCTTTAACTATCTTCGCTTTCAATGAACCTTTATCTAATGCCATATTACTTACCTGCAAATACAGTGGTTGAGCCATCAACATGGGGTTTACCTGTAAATGGACAGATACTTTCACAAGTGATAACCCCTGCTCCGCCGTTTAGCTTTATCGTTCCACCTTCCATACTAATGTTCTTCGCTTGAATGATTTGGTCTTTTGAAATGGTAATTGTCTGTTGGCCATTGATAACCACAATGTCATCTTTACCAATTTCTTGAATACGGTTTTCTAGTACCTTGTATTTATCATCTAAGGTAATCACCGTACTTCTCAATTTACCAATGGTTGTAATCAATTCACCAGCTGTAGCTAGTTGCATATTCCCTAATGAACCTAACGTTACATTGTCACCTGCTAATAAACTGATCGCACCAAGAGCTTCTATCACTTTCTGCCCAACGATTTCTTCAATGCTATGTTCATCAACCGTAATGTGATGGTTTCCGAACTCACCTTGATAACAATCTGCTTTATCAATTTGATGAAACGCTTCTTTAGTTTGTGTTTGGTCTGTTTGTTCTTTGGTATCACCAGCTGCGTTTACTCTAGTACTCACTTCATAACGTTGTTGCTGCAATTGCTCACCTGCTTCAAGTTCTGGCAGTGCGTAATCTTTGCCATATACGTTTCTAATGATTGGATGATCATTACGGCCATAGGCAAAAGCGATTTCAACTAATGTTCCTTCTGTTGGATACGCCATTACCCCAGCTTCATTACCTGCCATATTAATTGGCATTGGAATAGAGCGATAAACAGGAACACGCTTATCTTTGTTTAAGTTCTCATCCAGTAGTTGAACATCTACCGCAAATCGTGGGCGATAGGCATCATTCATCTGCCCTTCGGTTGATTCATCTCTAACTGCGACTATCTGACCAAATAAAGGGAAGTGGTAGCCTGAAGCGAATTCAGGGAACTGTTGCAACCATTCTCGTTTCTTTGCACTTTGTGTGCTTTCTTGCCAATAAGCTGTCATTTCATCGCCGATTAAATCTAAACGGCTAATACGCTTTTCATTAATAATCGCTCCTGGGCGTAACATTGGAAACGGTGCAAAAGTGACATTATCGCCATTATGTCGAAGTGATAAATCTTGAGGCACTTTCACTGGCTTATTGAAGAAACGACAATCTTGATAAGCACCAATAAATACGGTTTGGTCAGTATGTTGGTACCAAACCAGATCAGGAATTCCAAACGCACGACCAATGGCTTTTAGACATTGGTAACCATTACCACTGCTCATGAAGTTTGGGATCACTTTATCAATGTAATCAGCTTCTGGAAGTGTGAAATCTAGCCCTGTTTGAACCTCAATTTCATTAATGACTTCACGCATACTTGGATGCTCTAAACTCAAACCTAAACGGAAATTAAGAATGGCTGAGTTTTCTTTCACTGTGATTTTTTGATGTCCGTTCTCTGCAGGTTGTATCTTTTCAATAAACCCTTCAAACCACGGTTCAATCTTATTGTTATAACCAATATCAAACCGCACCGCTTGATGCTTTTCTAATGCTATTTCTGTAGCAATAGTGAAGATGGCCACACCACCAAGAGAGAGCTTTAGGCTCACCATGTGCTTTGCTAGTTTTACTTCTTCATTATTTATATACAGGCGTTTCTCTAGCTTCATGCTAATGTTTCCTCCGCCTCTTTTAATGCTTGCTGATGCCGTGTGCTCTGTACTTGATTTGGCTTGCTGCTTTGCTTATCTCGGTTCTCTTTTTGCTCTGCTACGCTGTTATGCTCTCGCAGTTCAAACGATACATTCCAAGCTAATAATGAGTCATGCTCTGTGGCATTAATACGACCAGTGAATTTGATTTGGCGGATCTTCAATGCTTTTGCTATGTCATGACCAATACGATAAATAACACGATTTTTACGTTCATCTTTTGCTGATGCTAATTGATATAATCGCGTTAACGTGTCGGTTTGGCTAAAAGGAATTAAGCCTGAAATACTAAGCTTCTTTCCTTTGTCGCCTTGCTCTGCGGTATCTGTTCCTGACGATTGACCGCTCATGTCTTGATCTTTAAGTTCCATAGACACTTCAACACGCATACTGGTTAAAGCAAAGAATTCACCGTTCAGGGTTAGCATTGTTTACCTCCTAGCAAAGCAACTCTTGAAAGAAAGTTAATGGCTCATGACTTAATAACAAACTGGCCACGGTGTATTGATGATCACTCGGTAACGCTGCTTGTGTTAATTTGGTAGCAATGGCTTCAGTTGAACCATGTAAAGGCATTGCCCACACGCTGCCTTTCAGATTTTTCAGTACATTAATTTTTATGCTGATTTGATTTAGTTTCGCTTCACGTTTAACAGCTAAAGCTTGCAACTTTTCAATCACATTACTTTTGTCATCACAAAGTGACTCAAGCGTAGCGAGTTCTGCGCCTTGTAGCTTCATTAGTTCACGAACTGGTGCGCCGTTCATATTACTGGTTGGTTTGAATCTTGGTTGAACAATGGCTACAGGCTGAAAGCGTTTATCCGTTTCATTGGTGGTTAATGCTGTGGCCTGCCTTGCTACTTGCCCCCAATCAGGTAAACAAAAAACACTCGTTAATTCATTCAAGACACTTGCGAACGTGGCTAACTGAGACTGATTAACCATTATGGCCACACAATATAAATTGCCAGTTGGTCGATGCTTATCTGCATTATCACGAAGCTTTGCTGCTAAGGTTTTAATTGCTGTATTAGCATTTAGATAACGACCTAATTCTACCTTTTCACCAACACCATATTGATAAGGTGAAACGGTTAGAACTGTACCTTGATTAAGTAACTGATTAAGTTCATCACGTAAATGAAGCAAACCTTCAGCTTCAGCACTTAATTCATTTCGAGAGAAAGCGGCATCACTCGTCATCGATGTTAAACGACCAGCCGCTTGATTTATAACCCCAACAACTTGAGTTGTTACGCCCTCGCTACTGCTTTGGATTGCTTGCGCTGAACTCGGCCATGTAAGGGGTGATTGCTGCCAACTCATATCAAACCCGACAACGTTGGACGACCACACTCAGGAAAATCATCTTGTTCAACATATTCATTTAGAAGAATACGATCACCAAGTAACGAGTAATATTCATCTTCGGTGTAATTAGTTTTACGTAACTCTGAATAGATTTCAGGAATTTGTTTATCTTGAGCGTAGAACAGTAATTCAGCTTCAACTTTAGTTAATAGTTCTTGCTGCCACTGCTTTTCTGTTTGCGCCCAATAAGGACGATAACGCGCTTCATCATATTGCCAAACATCAAGTTCTATATTCCATGAATCAAATGGTTCAGGCTCTAACAATGTATGCGTGTTTGGAATTACACCGAGTTCTTCAACTTGGTAATTCCCTTTTTCATCATTATCACGATCTTTAGCAAACGCAATTTTCCCACGATGGTCTTCAAGCTGTTTCCATTTATCATTAACTAAACGAACAGCAAAACCTTTCTTTGGTTTAGGTGGTTTAGTTAACGAATAATGCTCTGGCATAGATTCAGGAAACGATCTGATAAACATTTCCTTTGCGTTTTCATCCCAATAGTTACGACCTATAAATAGTTCAGTTTTTACCCATTCATCATTAATGAAATAGCATTTTTCAGTTTCCATCGCATACGTTGGTAACGCTTTAACAGTGCAAAGGGCTGGCAATCCCATATGCGCACGAATATTCATAATTCCATCATGAGTAAATTCATTATTTTCGTTGTAATGGAATAAATGTTCTTTTCTATCTTTGTTTGAAAATTTCATTATGCTGCCCTTGTAATATACAACCAACGCAGGGAATTAGGATTAGTTTCATCGCCGGTTCCAGTAATTATCCCTGTTGGTGTCCCAGCCGATACTTGTGATGTAGACTTACTTTGTGACCATTGCTGCTGATATGTCATATAGAAACCTGAACTACCGCCACTTGCCACATTACCACCTTTATGAGTACTAACATGTTGGTGAGGATCCATTTCATCCCCTGCAAAACCTAACGCTTGAACAGACTGTTCCTTTCTAGATAACACATCTTCACCTTCCCCCAATCCTCTAATATAACTTTTGCGCATATCAGGCATTACACCGCTAGGAAAACGCTCCGCTAATTTAGTAAATACGGTTTTATCAAAAGACTGACCTATATAAGCGATAAATTTAGGCGGAGCTTCTGTCGCAGGATACGGAATAGGACAACCAACGGGATAAATTAACTCTGCTAATGGAAGCCATAATTTATTTAAAACAAATGTTTCAATACCTCGCCATAGTTGTGGCAACAATATATGTTTTTGCTCTAGCGATTGATTATCGATATCGTCATTAGTTGCAGCATTATCTTTACGAACAAACTTCAATAACGCTCGCCAAAACTGTGGCAATTTAACGTGCTTTTTCTCTTTTGATTCTGAATCTATATCAGCATCAGTTGCTGCATTATCAACACGTTCAAACTCTGCCGTTCCGCCGATGAATCGTGTATCGATTACATTGCCCTCACCATCAATCTCTGCGATTTTAGTGACATAATGCTGAACGTGATGATCATCGATATAATCAGTAATCTCTGTTTCTGAGCAAGTAAGAGAAAACACGCTTTGCCATCGGCTTGTTAGTTGACCTTGATAACTTGCATCTAAATAAATACCGCTGTTAGGTACTACATCTGCAATCGTTATTGGATTGAGTGAATGGCAACGTAAACCACCAAGATAACCGGTACCTATTTTTGCGCTGTAATCACTATCCGTTTTTTGAACTTCAAAACCATCATTTAAAAACGTTGCATGGCCATAATGATCAACATTGGCTAGACGTACTCGCTCATCCATTCCAAATAAACGTGCTGTAAAATCGATCTGCCATGTTGAAGCATCGACATTAATATTTGTTAATGCTTGAGCGCCAAAGTAACTCATCATAATTGAGCGAGTGACTGCATTGCCATTTTGCACACCTGCAATGGTTTTAAATTTACTAACAGTTGGAATATGACTAATGGCTGCAATCACACCGCTTTCTTTGTTACGTAGTCCAATCCAGTTAAATTCAAAATCACCGATAGTGGTATCCATAATCAGTGAATACACCACAGCATTAGGATTCACAAAACCTTCTTGGCTTGTATCTGCAACATGAACGATGAATTCAGCAGCAGGTAAACCTTCCGCTCTATTAATCGGCAATGAAGGATCTTGATTTGGAATGTTAGCCAATACAAATTCATTCAATTCAACGGCTGTTGCTGTCGCTTCTTGCTCTGCTTTATATTGCTCAAAGGCTAAGGTAATAATACTTTGTGACATGGTTATTCCTCTAAAACAGCAACGCTACATTCTTGTTGCCAATCTAATGGTGTAGCCGATATGGTCCATTGAACAGGATTTACGACTTGGTATTCATAACGGCGACAAGTACGCCCATAATGCTTAATTAACGTGCCAAGCAATTCAAAATTTTCAGACAATTGAGAGTCACTTAATCGAATAGATATAATGTCCCAATCTCGCTCTGGTAAACGTTCATTTACTTGAACAAAGCCAACACCTAAACGCTCAAAAATACGAATAAACCCTGCAACACTTCCTGAATCTTTTGCGTTGATAGCGGCAAACTTAACGCGCTTTCTAAATAAATCTAATGGTTCATTGTTGAAGCGTTCAATGTCCTTATCCCACGCCATTAACTTCAACAACGATTCGCTACACGTTAACGCATCCGATTGTTGCAATGGATATAACAACCAACCTCGGATTTTCACAAAGAACGTATGAACACCTTTAGATAGAAAATACGGTTCTTTGATAACGTCCGTTGTAGTTGTTCCATCTTGCCACCAAGGAATAATGGTTTTAGGTAGTGCTGGTGCTTTTTTATCTTGTTCAGACATCTAGCACCTCACGAACAACCAATGTGTTTAGTCTTGGTTGGTCTAATGCACTGATAATATCTTCTTGTACCTTTTCGCCCACGATGAACTTTACCGATTTCACTAGCGCCATATTGGTATGAATTTCACTGGCCATCAGTGATAAACTGAAACGGCTTATCGGTTTTGCTCTTGTCATTTCATTAAAGGCTTCAGTTTCTCTAAATGCAGCTCTGATTCGACTTTCAACTTCACCTAACTCTTGTTCTTGCTGTTCATTGGTTAGGTTACTTTCAAGCACCACTTCAGCGGTAACATCATATTGAACATCCTGAATGGCTTTGCATGTCACAATATCGCCGTGACCATGGTTGCCATCTTCCATAATGTGTTTATTCAATTGGTCGAGAATGGTTTGCGGTGTTGGTCCTACTTCCATAACAATAAATGCTGTTGCGGTTCCCGGTTCAATATTCCCTGTATTTTCAAAGTAAATATTGTCACTTCGAATACCTGCTACGCTTGAAATAATAGAACGGTAAGCATCATCAATATGCCAATTACCCGAGCTTGTGAATGCATTTTGTAATCGTAAAGCTAACTCTTCATCTGTCTCTTCATTTGCACCTAATCTTGTTATCCAATCAGGCTCATTTACTGCAGCAACAATACCCGGTAAAGCTTCAGGCAAAATATTGAAATACCCTGATGGAAGATTAAACGCAGCACCAGAATCTAAAGCCTCCACCGCTACTTTGCCCGTAATGCTCCCACCATTTAAAATGGTATCCACCATAACAATGACTTGATACACCACGCCTTCAATCGGTAATGTTTGAATTATTGAGCCTTTAGCTACAGTAATGACATCATCAATATTAGCTTTAGTTAAAGTAATAAAGCCTTGTGTTTTTACAGCCTCTTTTGGCGTGATATTTAACTCCCACGCTTTAAGCTCTAAGGCCCAACGCTCAGCCGTAGCCACAAACATATTCGGCATAATATGTTGAGCTAATAACACTTGAATCAACCACACAGCCACGGTTACGACTGCAGCACGAACCCAGCTCCAAAACGGTGACATTTCAGAATCATTCGATACCTTACTACCAGCTCCAATCACTTCTTTCTTTAACTTTGCTTCTAAAGCTTCTTCAGTAACAGGTACACCCGACTCTTCAAGAATATCTTCAAAATCGGCTTGTGGACGTTTACTCATACATTCACCTGCTCTGTACTTAATTGAATTTCATCAGTGGTACCAAATTCATATGTTTCTGCAGTTAAGGTAATTTCACCGGGTTTGATTTCTGTTGCTGTGGCGCTTCCCGGAATAATGCGAATATCAGTTTCTGTCAGTTGCTCAATTTGAACGAGAACATCAGAACGAAGCGCAACGTGACGTTCACCTTGTAGCTCACGTAGTAGCCCTGATTCCATAATCAGATGCTTTATATCTTGAGCAATACTGTATAAATCACTGCATTCTGTTGGCTGTTGACCTGCGTCCATTTGCCAACCACCATCAATCACTTTGATATCGATGTATTGTTTATCCGACATTGAGTTCATCCCATTCCGCAAGTTGATCAGGTGTAATGCCATTTGGTGCAGTTATATAGACATCACCGTATTGACGAACATTACTTGCTTGCGCTTTGTTGTTAGTCGTTAAGTTTTGAACCATGGCTTTTGGTGGTGCTGTCATATTTTGTGGCTGTTTATATGGCGATACTTGCGTTAACTCTTCATTGACCACTTTTGTGAACGTATTTTCAGGCGGTGTAAATTCGCCTTGTTTAGCGGTTTCTGCTTGCTTCGCCACGTTCATTTCAGGTGTATCACTGGCATTCAAATCAATATCAACACCGGGGATCATATTAAGTAAATCAACTAATCCTTCGACAGCCCAAGCAACAACGTTAAACCAATTGGTATCAGCAAAAGAGGCTTTCAAGTCATCCCACCAATAAATAGCGGCAGCAACACCTGCGATTAATAGCCCAATACCAGCAACAATCCATGTCATTGGGTTAGCCCATAACGCCGCATTGAATAACCAAGTGGCAGCGGTCATTGTTAACGTGCTAATTCGTAGCATTTTGAAGACGCCATTCAAGGTTCCCATGGTTAGCGCCCAACCTGCAGACATCATTTGACCAATACCCATTGCTAGAGATAACGCAGCAACAACCCCACCAAGAGAAATACCAGCAATAGCCACATAACCAAGAATCTCACCTAACATTGGAAACTCTTGCGTCCAACCAGTAATAACCAACATTCCATCAGCCATTGAACCAACAACTGCATTAATTGACGGTAAGATGGCACCAAATACAGCAGCACGAACGGCAAACCAAGACGCTTGCAAACGCTCCCATTGGTCAGTCATTGCGCCTGCCATTTCTTCGGCTTTGCTCATCCCTTGAACTTGACCAAGACTTTCAATGCTTTGAGCTAATCCGTCTGTATCAGCCATTAAAAGTTTAATCATGCCTGTGGCTTCTTTTGTTCCAAATGCCTTTGCTAATTCGGCAGATTCTGCCACATCAATAGTGTCGCCATATCGACCTTTTAGTTGCTCTAATATATTCACCATTGGTAATAACTGACCTTGAGCATCTGTAAAGCTCATTCCTAATTCAGATTGAGCTTTAGCCACACCACCAAGAAATGAACGGTATTTTGTCCCGGCTTCACTACCACTCATAGTGGCTTGTAATGTACCAAGGATCGCCATCTGCTCATTCATTCCAACGCCGACTGATGTGGCTTCAGCACCGATACTAGTAAAGGCGCTGCTCATCTCATTACCTGTCGTTTTGAACATTTGTACAGCACTGGCTGTCATGCCTGATACTTGTTCAACCCACTTACCTTTACCCATTTCTGTGGCTTGGTTTTTAAAAATGCCATACATGGTACCCATGTAATTGGTAATGGTTGAGGTATCAGCCTTTGTTGCTGCGGCTAACACACCAGAGGCTTTAGTAAATTGAGATAGTTCATTGCCATCTAAGCCAGCAATGGCCGATTGAATATCATATGAAGCGTTCACAAAATCGGTTGCCGATTTACCATATTCAACAGAGAAATCTAAAGCGGTCGCTTGAAGCTGTTTAAGTGCTTCATCCGTTACGCCTAACGATTTTACTTCACCTACTTTTCGGTCCATTTCGATAGCTGGCATTAACGCATTTTGAATGGCTAACCCTGTTGCCACCAAACCTGCACCACCACTAGCCATGTTCGTCATTCCTTGACGGCCAGCTTCAGCAGTGGTTTGCATTTGTTTGGTTATGCCTTGTAACGGCTTAGTGACTTGATCAATAAGCGCTACTTGCATCAACAGTTTTTCCATACTCATGTATTAAATAGTTTTCCTATGGCATTCCTGATGGCTGCTTCTTGAAGCTCATATTGATGAGTATCCATCCACATGGCTCTTGCTAAGTTTTGTTCTGAATCATCTTCATTGGGTAAATAATGGCGGCGTAGAACAAGGGCTTGTTCGTAACCATTGCTTTTAATCTGTCCTACGCGCTCGGTTAGTTTTTTAAAGTAACTTTGATGCCGCCTTTAGCTGCTTTAGATACTTCAACAAAGAGTTCCATAACTAAACCGGGAACCGTATCAAGTAGCTCTTTTAAGGCTTCTTTTTGTTCACTTTTCACGGTACGAGTTAAGAAGGTATATGCGGGAGCAACTTTATTGTCTGCCATCATTTCATTGGTGTAGTTATTATGATCATTCACAGTTGGTGTGAATTCAAAGTCTTGTTCACCAATAGTAAGAATTACGGCTTTTGTTGATTTTTTCATGATGTATCTCTTTTATTTAAAATTTCATAAATACGGTTAAAACCTATTTCAATTTGACGTTCTACACGTTCAATCGCATCTTTAACTTCATCTTTTGTCGCATAGTTTTCTGCTACGTGAGTTTTAAAGTCAGATAAATCTTTAGTCACAGAGAAAAACTTAGCGATGAGTGCCCCAAGTAAAACAGTAAGTAGTGAAAGCACTCCAACTAAAGCATTAGTCCAGCTTGCATCCATCGCTATTCCTTTTTAATAATTGGAACTTCTTTTAAACGCTTGCCCTGTAATGACAGCAACACATCATCTACTGTATTTTGCATAACATCGTTGGTAGTGAGTGTTTTCAACTTCTCCAACCCCCACACCACCATGCGAGTAGCAAAACGCTCTACAATGACCTGCCATGTGATCTGTAAGAAGATACCTTTCACAATCTCCCACAAACTTTTACCGAAAATTCCCATTAGAAAATTCATAGTTAATCCTTCATTATTGTTAAACGAGCAGGCTTGCTGCCTAATTCTTTCATCAGTGCTTTGAACGCAATGCCAGAACTTTTGACACTCCATTCACCACCAAGAAAACCAAAATCAACACCCGGCGCACCACAACCAACAAGCTGTGAAGGTTTATTAGCGATGTGCCATAAACACGCATCACGGATACTTGGACCATAAACAGTTACACCTAAGAACTCAGATTCAAGGGCGTAGCATTCACCATACTTTTCACTGGTATGGGGGATAAGATCATAATCCCCTTCAGGTACACACGATTTGAACGGTTGGTTGTTCGCCCAAACAGGTTCTACAAAACAGCACACTTTGCTTCCATCTTGTCGAAACAAATAAGAATAAGTACCAAAATCAAAATAACGACGCTTTAACGTGTAATACTTCATAGCAACCCTTTATCTGCAAGCTCTTGGCAATTCACGCAATATTGGCACCCTTTCACAGCTTCTTGTCGTGCTTTGGGAATAGCCTTTTCACATTCAATGCACTCTTCGGCACTCTCGATTTCCACTTTGTTTTTTTGCTTTGCCATGTGGTTGGCAAGTGCCACTTCTGTCTGTTTGGCTTCAAGCGCACTGGCTCTATCAAAATCATCCATCTACACCAATCCTCGCGTATCATTTTCACTTAGATACGGAATATCATTGATTCGAACAAAATGAGGACTGGTTACAAAGCCTTTCAACTTACGAGTGCTTTTATCAGCACTATCAGGATCTACACTGAGTAAATCGGCTAAAAGTAACTTCACACCAAAGAGTTCAATCTTGTCTTCATCATCACCGTTGTTCGCGTAAAACATCGAATCATGCGGTTTGATATCTCGAAAACTTCCAGCTTTACGACCTGCGGCCTGTACCTTCTTGAATTCACTTAAATCAAGTTCATACTCAACATCACACGTTGCTTTGCCATCGGTATAACCATTAGTCACACCGCGAGTGGTTGCGACGGCTGATTCATCATTAATCGTCGCAGTTGCTGATTTCACATGAACCAGTTCCCCCAACAAAGACACATCAAAGCTACGGCCAGTAAATAAGGACATTGCTATTCTCCTAATCGTTTATTGATCATGATGCCCATCGTAATTTTCACCGGGCATTCATAAGGCGTAACCGCGAGTAACACTTCTAACTCTTCATCGTTTACCCAAGTGAGAGTGATGTCTTCACCCAATGGCGGCTTAATTTCACCGGGAAACTCAACATCTCCAATCTTGGTAACAATAGCCATTTCACGTAAATCTTGAGTGAAGTACAGCTTCGCATTTGCCATGCTGCCCGGTGTTGAATTCAAAGAACGATCACCAATACGTGCGATAGCACGAACGCGAACTTTACGAGCGGCTTTCATTGCAACACGGATATGGCGAATGTCTTGAAAATCACCTCCTGGCACATCGAGTGTTCGGCCTGTTGTCCAGTACTGTCCCGGATAATCAGGATAATACATAGGGACGGCGTAACGGTTTTGCTCTAAGGTTTTCAGGATTGCCAGCTCTAACGGCTTATCGTCTTTATCTCGGCCAAGCTCTGTATCACCTAAATTACTGCCTGTTTTTACACGTGCTGGAGTATCAGCAACCGACACTTCTTGATTTGCTAAACGGCCAGCATAAATACCAATCGTAGAGTTTGTTTTATGAACTTGAGGAACAACCGTAATGTATTCACTGGCTACCTCTTTTTGAATGGTTACTGTTGTTGCTAACCATTCGGCCCATGTTGTACCTGAGTCAGCCGTACTATCAATTTTGGGAGTCGTACAAATCATAAAGACTTCACGACCAAGCTTGTTTTTTAGCTCAGTACGCACAGCAATGGCTTCTTCTAAAAAGACTTTATTTGTTGCAGGGATCGTTAATACGGTTGCTTCAAAGCTTGATGTTTCATTGGCTTTATTAATGGCCGTTTTCCAATCATCGCCCTCTTTTAAGATCATTACGCCAGCGGTCCATGCTTGCTTTCCGTTTAACTGCGCCGCTTTCATTGTGGTTTTTAATTCAGCATCAGCATCACTTAATGCATCGTCTAAATCTGTCGTTGCATCTACCATAATTAAATTACGGGTTTCACCTTCAGCAACGGTGCCATAACCCACAAATAAGAAATGGAATTCAACGCCCGGAATTGCACCACGCATCATGTTCAGAATATTGATAATGACGGTAGGAAATGCCATATCTACTTGCTCCTGTTTTTGTTCATTTCGCGCTTAACAATCATCGCTACCCTTTTAGGACTGATGCCAATTAATCGCCGCTCAGGTCTATCTATGTCCCACTGTCTTGCTGGGGTTTTATTTTCTAGATCACTAATTACTTTTGCTGCTTCTGCCACGGTCATGTTCTGCATGATGAATTTAATCGTGGGCTTTTTACCGCGCTTTTGTCTGCCTTGCTTTGGCAAACGAAATCCTAAATCTCTAAGCTCTTTGGCCTGTTCGCGTGTTGCTGGATCTGTTTTCTTTGGCTCTTTGTTTTTCTTGGCTTGGTTAAAGCGTTGCTGTAATCCACTTTTCTCTGGCTCACCTGTATGATGCGCAAGAGCTACCGTTCCTCGATTTGATGGCCAACCAACAAATAACGTTCTATTGTTGTCTCTTTGAAAGTGCTTCAACTTTTTAGTGAAACCGCGAAGCATCTTACGGCGACCTTTCTTTCTCGCTTTCCACTTTCGTCCTTCAGGATCACGTTGAGCACGAATGTTCTTTCTTGTTTCTTTGGTTATGTATTTACCCAATACTTTCAAAATTCGAGAACGTGCTTTTTTATCTAACTTAATAAGAGCTAATTGTTCTTTAACTCGTAGATAACTACGCTTATCCGCTTTGATTTCAAGCACGAGTATTTACCTGAACTTTGTTTGCTACATACACATCGTATTCTTCAATCTTCCAGCGTTTACCTTTCCAATAGATTTGCCCATTTGGGTCTTCAGTCACTTTGATGGCTTCATCAAATTCAATACTAATTAGCACTTCAGCATTGCTTTCATCTTCAATAACAACTTCAATTTCAGGATCATCAAGCTCTCTAAACTTCTCACGCTCTTTGTCGTTATCCATCAACCATGCACCAACATTGCTAAATAACACTGCCGGGCTGTATTCCTTAAAAGGAAACTTATCAAACAAGAATTCAGCTACGTATCGTTGATATAACAAATCATAACCTTGCCCTTGGAACTTAGGGTTCAACATCAATTGAACACTGCCCATTTCGCAATCCATTCGCTTTGCTATCTTGTCGCCAACGACTTGTTTTAGAAATGCCTTCAAATCACGTAATTTGTAGCCTTCTTGGTACTGGTTCATATCAGCGTTACCGTAGAACGATTCAAGCCACACATATTGCGAATAATTCGCTGACTTTCTGCCAGTAATTCATTTTTTGTTTCTTCACTTCGATCAGCGAGATGATCACCTTCTTTACGTTGATGAACCGTCGCAATATCAGGTAATAAATCTGCTTTTGCTCTAGCATTGATTGCTGATTCATACTGCATAACGACTCGGTTTTTATTACCTATCTTGGGAAAAGCAATAATGTCTTCCGCTTGGTTTATACCTTCACTCATGTACTGAGTCTTCAGCATTTCCAATTGCAGATTTACCTCTGCTGTTGCATTAGCAATGGCCGTTGCAATACGTTCTGGATCTTGCGCTGCTGGTAAACCTCGACGCTTTTCAAAATCACCGGCATTCAAGTTAGGCCAAAAGCCATCATTCTCGATCACGGTGTCTTGATAGTCTGCGCCTGATGAACCACTAAACATTGCACTTCCTTAACGTTTTAAAATAGATGCGCCTCTAGCCACTGAGTCGACGGAATAAACAAAGTAATGAATTACATGTTCTTCCTCGTCAGCCGAGGCGCGGTGGCTTAGGAGTCTATAAACGACCTTCTTTAATTGCTCGAATTCGTTGTTGCACTTTATCCATAATGGTTTTCACACCAACGTTGCCGTATTGCTTATCTGCTTCTTCTAAGTAATCAAAAGACTTTTGAAGTACTTGAATATCACCAACTGCAGTGGCCTTTGGCTCACCGTCTTTATCACGTAACAAATGTAACCCGGCGAATTTAAACCACTTAGCAGTTAGCTTTTCATTGATACGCCATTTCTCACGGACTTTGTAAAACACATCAGAGAAATACGGTTCAACACTATGACCTTGCGAGCCCATTCTTTCAGACCATTTAAGGACTTCATCAGCACAAAACGTTGCGAAATCACGGTTAAAACGTTCTGGTGTATCTAGCTCTTGAGCAATGGCAATGTCACACCACTTAATCGCCGTTTCTAAATTTGATGTATCAAATAACCAGATAATCAATTGAGCAAATACAGGATTATCGTATTTCTCGCCGGATTCTAAATACGCATCAACATACGGACGATATTTAGGGATTAATACATCACGTTTATGCTGAACTTTATCTTCAATGCGATTAAAGCCAGATAAGAAGCGTAAATCTGCATCAAGTTCTAACAGCTGAAGGTGTAAGCTTTTAGCAGTCTCCATACCCGCAGAAACTACCGTCTGCTTTGGTGCTGATTTTGCCAATAATGCTTTACGTTGCATTGCTAATGGACTTGCCATAATTACGCTCCTGCAGTACCGTCTGAAATAGTGACATCTTCAATTGCGGCAAACTTATCAAGATCACCAATCGCATAACCTTCCATACGAAGATAAGAGTTTTCAAACTGCTTACGGTCTTCTTCGTTTTTCGCTTTACGCCACTGAGTACCTTTCTGCGTTAAGATTTGCAGATTCTTTAAGCTGGTAATCCATACTTGAGTAGGCTTAAAAAATGGCGGTGTATACACTTTCATTCCGGCAACCGTTGTTGCCAGTGATTGAGCGTGTTTGTTTTCACTTGGTGTATCAGCTGCTTCTAACAATCGATGTTGTTCTGCCGCCACCAAATCTGAACCAATCAGCACAACTAAATCAGGGCTACCACGGTGGACTTCATGAATCGTCGTGTTTTTCAGATCATTTACTAAGCTATCAAGCGTTTTATATGAACCATCAGTTGTACCTGTTACATCCAGAACCGCAGTTGGTAACACTTGAGCCGCTGCCTTTTCTTTGGCAATCGTTAACCAACCTTTGTTTACATCTTCACCATTTGGATTAGTCGCAGGATCAGTGGTTTCTGAAATTTTGGTACCGTGAAAACCAATACGCAACATATCCAGTGCATAGTTTCGGGTAATCGCGGCGTTCATGTATTTAATGAATTCACCTGAACTACCAGAGTTAGCCCACTGCGTTAACGTAGCCCATTTGATTGCAGCACATGAATCCGTTTCCACCAATTCGTATGTGTTGCCATCCATACCAAGTTTCGAACGGAAACGGCCATCTTTAACACGACCTGTTAACAATGCACCTGTACCTACATCGACCACTTGCCCTTTAATCTGATCAACAGACTGAACTGAAATCAAGTTTAAGAATGAGTCAGAGTGAACAATGGCTTGGCGAAGCTTTGTTTCAATTACAGGTGAAATAGCAAATAGCTCTGCTGGGTTCACCCCTGCTACCACTGCAGCTTTCGCTATGGATTCACAGTATTTTTGCAAGAACGAACTTGCTTGAGCATTAAACATTAAATTGCCTCCGCAGATGAAACGCCTTCACCTTCTGGTTCTTGGTTTGGCACTTCTTTTTTCAGCGCATTGAACTGGTTTTCCATATCACTTTGCTTTGTTAGCAACGTATCTAGTTTTCCAGATAATTGATTAAACTGTTCAGGCGTAATACCTTCTTGTTCGTCATTTTTTGTTGGTTCAATTTCTTCTTCCGGCGACACTGAGATTTTTTGTACTTGAGCAGAAAACTCCGTTTGCTTACTTTCAAGCTCGGTTTGTTTTTCTTCAATTTTCTCTAGCTTGCCCATCATTTGGCTAAACTGCTCTGAGTTCATAGGTTCTTCATCCTCTTCTGGTTCAGAAGTTTGTTGCTTAATAGTTGGTAACTGCCCACCAGAAGAAAAGAAATTAGCTATTGTTGAAAATGCACTAGCAATCAAGCTGTGATCTACATTCAACACATCACTTAAATCTAATTCTTCTAATTGGCTGTATTCATGGCTGTTTTCTTCGCCGTTTTTTTTTGAAAACTTGAGAAGTGTTGTACCTGTTGATGCAGGGGAATCTGTTACAGCTAAACCCATCAAATAACAACGACCACTTCCGCAATAATCTGGATCCGGCTCGATAGACATAAACAACTTCTGTCCATCAGCATTAGCTGCTAATAAATATTTGTTTGGTGTAACTTTCACCAACAAACGATATTTACCACCTCGCTTTTCTGACTTAACTTCATCAACCGTTCCCCAGTTCTTACCTTCAAATTTATCCCATCGACTACGGGAGTGTTCAGGCCAGATAAGTGCACCATATTCAGCCATTGAATATTGCTCTGCCATATCTTCAATCCACTGCTTTGTAATAGTGCGACCATCAATAGTGGCACCTTCTGTCGCAGCAATTTTCCAACCTGATTGTTTACTCATAATTACCTGTCAGTGATTCAAATGAATGTCGATTTGAGACAAGAATACGAGCTTGAGAGAGCTAAATCATGCACTTGTGTTCGGAGCAATTCGGATACAGCCCATATCCGAATTCATCCGAACATAAGTGAGTAAATTTAAGTATTTAGCTGCGTATTATTAGCTTTATGGCATATTCAAAAGAAATCAGAGACGCGGCGAAGAGCCTTTATATGCGTACTTGGACACCAAGCGAAATCGCTGCTGAACTAAGTCTTAATAGTGACCGTATCATTTACTATTGGGCTGATAAGTTTGGCTGGCGTGATTCATTACGCGAAAATTCTGTTGAAGAATCTATCACTCGTCGAGTGGAAACTCTGTTAGAACTTCCAGAGAAAACAGACCAACAATTAAAGGAATTAACTAAGCTAATTGAGCACCACGTTAAACTAAAGAAACAACGTGCAGGACTAGAGCTCAGATCACATAACCATCAAGAAGAAAGCACTTCTGATACGCAAACACCACGAAATAAAAAACAACGCAGTAAATCGACATCAGAGAAGAAAAGTAAATCAAAATCTGCCAAGAATGATATTTCAGGATTAACAGAAGAAAACTTTAAAGAATGGCATAACTCGCTGTTTAAATACCAGCTAACCATGCGTGATAACTTACACCAGCGTATTCGTAACATTCTTAAATCACGTCAAATTGGTGCAACCTATTACTTTGCAGGTGAAGCATTAGAAGATGCGATTTTAACAGGTGATAACCAGATATTTTTATCCGCCTCTCGCGCTCAAGCTGAAGTGTTCCGTAGTTACATCATTGCATTGGCCAAAGAATTTTTAGACATAGAATTAACTGGTAACCCAATCGTTCTATCTAATGGTGCAGAACTCAGGTTCTTATCAACCAATAGTAAAACGGCGCAAAGTTATCATGGCCATGTTTATATTGATGAATACTTCTGGATCCCTAAGTTTGATGAACTAAACAAACTCGCTTCAGCGATGGCAACACATAAGAAATGGCGCAAAACCTATTTCTCTACACCATCAAGTAAAGTTCATGCCGCTTACCCCTTCTGGACTGGTGATTCATGGAAGAAAGGACGCAGTAGCCGTGAAAGCTTAGAATTTCCAACCTTCAAGCAAATGCAGCAAGGGATTGTCTGTCCAGATAAGCAATGGCGTTACATTGTCACGATAGAAGATGCTGCAAAAGGTGGCTGTAATTTATTTGATATTGATGAACTACGTGATGAATACAGTAAAGTTGATTTTGATAACCTCTTTATGTGTATTTTCGTTGATGATTCACATTCAGTATTCAAATTCACCGATCTTGAAAAGTGCATGATTGACATCAGTCGTTGGCGTGATTTCAAACCTAATACCACCTCACCTTTTGGACGGCGTGAAGTGTGGCTTGGTTATGACCCATCAAGAACCAGAGACAATGCCTGTTTAGTTGCTGTTGCTCCGCCAATTGTGGCACCAGAACAATTCAGGGTACTTGAAAAGCACTATTGGAAAGGTTTGAACTTCCAACATCACGTAGCAAAGATTGAAGAAGTTTATAACCGCTATAACGTGAGTTACATCGGCGTTGATACCACAGGTATTGGTGGCGGTGTTTGGGATTTGATTCACTCTAAATATCCACGCGAAGCTGTAGCGATTCATTACAGCAATGAAAACAAAAACCGTTTAGTTCTAAAAATGATTGATGTGATTGAAAGTGGCCGACTCGCTTTTGATGCAGAGCATAAAGACATAGCAATGGCATTCATGGCAATTAAACGAACCAGTACCAACAGCGGCAACATGATGACATTCAAAGCTGAACGAAGTGAAACCACAGGCCACGCCGATGCATTTTGGGCTATTTCACATGCCATCATTAATGAACCTCTTGATCACCAACAACAACGAAAATCAACTTGGCAGACTTGCGCATGACAGACAAACAAGTAATGGAAGAAACACCAAATGAAAGCTTAATCTTTAGTTTTGGACAGCCTGAAATTATGGATACTGGATTCAGTAACTATGAATACAGTGAGCTATATTACAATGATACCGAAGATTATTGGGAACCACCGTTAGACCGAGCTGGCTTAAACAAACTTACTCGAGCAAATGCGTATCATGGGTCTATTTTAATGGCTCGCCGTAATATGATTTCTGGTCGTTTCAAAAAAGGAGGGATGCAAAAACAACAAGTTCACGCTGCAGTGCATGACTTCTTAGAGTTTGGTGATACAGCCATTCTCAAGATTCGTGATCACTTTGGCCGTGTTGTTCGGCTTCATCCACTTCCTACCATGCATTTACGCAAGAATAAAAAAGGTGATTACTGGTTACTAGGCCGTGATGATAAGAAGCGACTCTTTAAACAGGAAGATGTAATTTTTATTAAGCAGTACGACCCAGCACAACAAGTTTATGGGTCACCAGATTATCTTGGTTGTGTTCAGTCTGCCCTTTTAAATAGTGATGCAACAACGTTTCGCCGTCGATACTACAAGAACGGCTTACACATGGGATTTATCTTTTATGCTACTGACCCAAGTTTAAGCAAAGAAGATGAAAGTGATTTAAAAGAAAAGATGGCTTCAAGCCGTGGTGTTGGTAACTTTCGTTCTATGTTCATCAATATTCCAAACGGAAAGGAAAAAGGCATTCAGCTCATTCCTGTTGGGGATATTGCGACCAAAGACGAGTTTGAGAAGATAAAAAACGTAACCGCCCAGGAGGTATTAACTGGTCACCGCTTCCCTGTTGAGTTGGCCGCTATCATTCCGAACGGTGGGACTCGTGGCGACCCAATCAAGTTTAATCAAGTGTATACACAGAATGAAGTTATCCCAGCTTGTGAAATGTTTATGGATGCCGTAAACAACGATAAGGAAGTACCAAAAAGCTTACAATTTGAGTTTAATTTATTGAATACTGAGACTAAGCAATAGTATTTTTTCACTACAGTTTTTTTCAGTTTTACTTTTTAGACTAAAGCCTTGCTGCATAAGGCTTTAGAGCCAATTATGAGATCATTTAAAAATCACACAAGATCTTTTAAATTATAACGTAAAACACAACAACCTACTTATTTTCAAAGAGTTAGCAAAACCAAGCAGATCATTAAGAGATCTTTATTACTGAAATAACGTGAAAATAATTTCAATTTTTCAGTTTTGAAATCCCACAGAATTATGTATTTCCTTACCTTTCACATACGCAGAGAGCCCAATAAACAAGGGCTCTCGCGTTAATTATCACTCTACTCACCAATCCCAAAAATGAAGAACTTAAAACTGCAAAAAAAGTGATCACTTTTACGTCGCAGGTGGGTAGGAGGAGTGCGATTTACGTATGCATAAGCTGATTTTTTTCATCAAATAAAGAATTTGATAGTGAATGTACATTGAATAATCCTTCAAAATTTGAACCCGAAAAATAATTAAAATTAAGTAAAAACTCTCTTCTCGCAAAGAAGGTTCCATCTTTACCAAAATTAATATTTTCAGAATATAACTCATTAAACTTTAAAAATTCACGTTCAAAATTAGTATTAGAATATGCTAGAGTAAAATCGTGTAAATTTGAAGATGTCTTAATTAGTTCAAGATCAATACCAAAACAACAATCAACCTCTGGTAAATATATAACCCTGTATAATTTACTCCCTATGCTGACTTCTTCACTAATTTCTCTGAACTCCAGTGAGTCAAAAAATTTATAATACGACTCTATTAATTGTTCAAAAGATATATTTAAAGAACAGCCTTCATTACCCTCAATGATAGGATCAACAATATTTGCTACAAATGGCTTTTTTGATAAATCATTAAAACAAGCAACTTTTGTTTTAGGGGGGCGTCCTGCAACATCAGATACTTGAGAAACCTGATTAATTGCATGTTGGAGAACATTTCCTTTAAAACCACTTGAATAGCCTTTTGCCTCTAAGACATGTGGATTACCTGAAGAATCGTATCCTATGAGATCCGGTTCCTTTGGAGTCTTATTTGAATTATGGAGAATTACTTTCGATGGAATTTTTTTTCCTCGCCAATTAACTACATTATTAAATGTCGATACATGCCCCAACCAAGGTACATCCAGAAACTCTTCTGAAAATATTTTAGTTAATCCTGTACCTATACTATATGAAACTTTGTTTTTTTCTGATGGGTCTAATTTGTAAAATGACTCATTTAACTTTATAGATAAATCGGTTTTATCTACATTACCTAAAGCCATAAAACCTAACTCCATCAATCGACATACACCTTTTTCTTTTACCCCTCTCCAATTAAGATTTCCAACAGTAATAACACTTCGAGCTAATCTCATAGGAGTTAATCTAACAAAGTGCTCGCCATTTAAATGTGAATACTGTGGCGGGAAATGGGAACATTGAAAATACATTAATCTGAATACTCTTTTAATATAAAATCACATGATACATTCAAGAAAGCATACATCGACTTCGAATAATTAACTTAGACAATCAATGTGAGTGATATCACCATTATAACCAATTGATAAATTATCAATATCACACCAACTGTATAAAAAAACAGTAGTTTGATTTATAATTAAAACGTCAGTTAATGAATCAAATGGATGTTTTTATGCGAGTATTCTGCCCTGAATGCGGCAACAAAAGCCGCATTCAAAAGACCAATCGAATTTCAGAGAGTTATTCAGACTTATATTGCAGTTGTAGTGACCCCGAGTGTGGCCATACTTATGTGATGAATTTGAGTTTCAGCCATACTTTAAGCCCTTCAGCAAAAACGACTTCTCAAATGGCCATTGAATTGGTGAGAGGTTTAGCGCCAGAACAGCGCAAAGAATTGCAGTTAGAACTTTCTATCTTATAGGCAAAAAGAAGCCCTCAACTAGAGGGCCATTTTTTGTGATTCAGCTTCATCAGCCATTTGGATTATCATCCGTAGAGCATCCATCTTTTCAGGCTTCAACTCTTCTTTTTGGTCAGCAACGACTAATCCTACTAGATACATAGCAATGCCACTTTTGCTTTCACCATGAGTACTGAGCGCAGTACCCTCTAAAATAAATTCCATTGCTTCTAGGTATAATTCTTTATTATTCATAGCATTGCCACGCTTTAACCATTTGACCTGTATAAGAATACAGCATTTCACTGTATAAATAAACAGTGGTTTCTACAGTGTGATTTACACCCCAATTTTACGTAAAGCCGCAAACATAGCCGTTGCTGCATTTTTACGATCTAATGTCGTTTCTTCATGGCTGGCTAAATTCTTCAAAAGAACTATTCTTTCATGTTCATTCAAGCTTATTTCTTATAAATGACCTTTCATTATGATCATTGCTTCAAATACTTTCTTTTCATTTACAGGATCAATTGCAGACATACATATTCCTTAGATTAATGGCCACTCATCATCACCAAATTCATATTCGGGGAAAATTGAGAGGTTTGGTTGTTGGTATTCGTCAGTTTTTGACTCGTTTGGTGGCTCTGGCCAACCTTTAAAATCAAGCCATCGTAAATCTTCCGGCTCTTTTTCTATTTCCATCAGTTCTGGTGGGCGAACGTTCCCTTCTTCATCCACATAACCTGAACGTATTTTCACCTTACGGCCATCATCAAGGTTCAAAGAACTGCCTTTCATAAATGCATTAAGTGCATGTTCATCAAGGGATTCAGGCTTTTTACCTAAAGGTGTTAGTATTTTAGATAGCTTATCGCTCACCAGTCCTTTTTGGTCCTTTTCGGGATCGTCCGTACAGTTATTGACAGAACTCCAAGGAGCAGCTGCGCTGCTATCAAGAGCAAGAGCCTCCGCTTCAAGTTCATCGAATTTCTTAACCTTATTTTGAATCGTCCACGTTCTTACGCGAGTTTTAATAAACTCACCAGCTGCAAGTATTCCTTCTACCTTACGGATGGTTTCAGAGTAACGAGAAGAAAACGGTAGCTCTTCATAAGCATTACGAACAATCAAAGCTGCACGTTTAACGAATGGGCCACCCTGCCCCATGATGTAACCCTGCCAGTTACCTTCATCAGCAGAGCGCATGGTTTTAATCACGCTTCCATTTGGATGGGTAACCGTTGGCTGATAAGCATCACCTAAACGTTTCATCAAGTCAGGTTTAGTAAACGCGGCATCAGGTTGTTGTGGCCCTACATGGCTAAACACCATCGAACGATAAACAGCTAATAACTGTGAACGCTCTTGTGAGTGTAAGAAATCCATATAAGAGGCTTTATCAAGATTGGCTAAACGGCGTAATTCACGGTAAGTGGTAACCGGTGCCCCACCAATAAATTGAAATTGACGAATGTTCCAGCGACTTTTCCAAGCGCTGACATTCTTGGCCATATCTTTAATTGGTTTATCTGTTTCATCCGAAACAGCATCATCCATCGCATAACCATCAATATTTTTTGAAATGTATTTAGCAATGTAACCAGTAGCTGAGCCCTGTTCAGAATCTATATCTTTCACATCGCAACGTGCAGAGTGATCAAACTCTCCACTTTTCATTAATTCTTGTTTGTCTTCTTTTGTCGCGTAATCAATAAAGATGCGAGTAATTTCAGCTTTATCTTCCGGTTTACACCATAGAAGTAAATGCCAATGTGGTGTTCCATCATGATGAGGTTCGGCCACTCGAATGCCAAACCAACGAAACTCTTCACGACCTAGCTTTGCTCTGATACGTGACCAAACCCCATTTAAATAGATTTGAGCATCACGAGGACTTGCACCACTCCAATGTGGAATAAATCCGCCACGTTGATAACTATTGTGATACTTTCCCGGAGTTGTTAATGTTAAAAATAGACCACAAAGCCCCAATTCTTCAGCGATATCCTCACAACCTCTAGTTCTCGTCATTAACTCATGACGACGAATAGCCGGGTTCGACACGCTTTTTAAAACCATGTCTTTTAGGTCACATTCTTCTTGTGTTTCTTCATCGATGAGGATTTTGTTTTGAATCGCATCCCAATTGCGCTTTTGCTGTTCTTGGTGTTCACGAACACAATCATAAGAGCAATAAGCTGAAGCGCGTTTTGATACCTGCCCCATAGCAATAGCTAAATGCTCACGCATGATTTTATGTGCTTTAACTAAACGACCACGCCACCATTTTTCATCCTGCATTCTAAAAATGTCGCTATAGACATCTTCTGCAGTTAACTCTTTTTTCTTCTTACGTGGCGCAACAATTCCAAAACTGTTAGTAAGAGCAGCTAATTCCTTAAATACCTCAATAATACCAGCATCAATTTCTTTATCTGTTTCACCATTATGCTCAGCACTTAATTGGGCAAAACGATCTTGCATGATTTTAGAAATCTTAAATGCCATATCTTTTAACTCGTCTTGCTCCATTTCTGCGAGTAGACGAGATTTTGTTTTTTTCGCTTTGACTTCTTCAAGGTTAAATTCAAGTTGGCCAATATTTGGAACTTCATCAAAATCACATTGATCAATGTCTTCATTCATCAATCTAATCTTGTTATATGTTGGTAGATGGCGGTATCGATAAAGCACGACACTGACTCGACGTTGTAATTCGATACCCATTTTTTCTGTTAAAAAACGAGCAGCCTTCGCTCTCCCTTCTTTACGAAAAATAGAGATATAACGATCAGCAAAATACTTTGCTAAATAATTTGGTAGACCTGAAAAGAACTGTTTTCGCCACTCGTGATTTACTTTATCAACCAGATAAAGCTTACGCTCAGTAACAGTCATATCATCAGGTTCTTTGTTCTTAACTGATGTATCAGGTAACAGCGTTAGAATTTCTTTTGGCTTTTGAGGGAATACGCACAAACCACTAAAACTTAAACAAGCTTTAGTGGCAGCACGTTGTTCTTGAGGGGGGAAAGTTAGCTTAGTCATTAGAATGGAATGTCATCACAAAATTTATTGCTGTTTTTCTCAAGCATTTTGTGTTGACGATAAAAATCTAAACGACGAGAAAGCGAAGGCGTTTCATTCCAACCCCATGCGTTTTCACGAACTAAGCTTCCTATCCTTTCCAACTCTTTAGATGAAAACTCATTATCTAATGAAGCAAGAATTGCGGACATTTTCGAGATTTGCTTTGCCACGCCGTGAACACTCATTGGTTGTCTTTTATCTATGTTTCTCATAGTGCGTTGTAAGCGACAAGCAACCTGATAATACTCTTTGATTGAAACTCCAGACGGCTGATTTACTACCACATCAACAACTTGGTATTTCTTACGTTTTTCATCTAATTTTTTAAGCACGACATCTAATGTATCAGCGTAGGTAAATAACTTTGCACCACCAAAAGACCAAGCCGTTAATACTTGTCCTTTTTTGCCAAAATCATAGAAGTAACGATCGTTAATCATGATTGCTTTTGTTTTAGCGACAATACTCATACTTTCACCGCTACTTTTTCTTTTACTTGAAATGGAAAGAAACAATGCTTTTCTGCCGAATGTTGACCATTCACTTGAAAACAAATCTTCATTACCGACCGTTCTTTCCCTCTAACGGTCTTCTTGACCTGTTTTTTACTAAAAGTCGAACACCAAAGATCAACACCTAATACACGTTCAATATTTGTTAAATCACCACTACTCATACAGACATAACCTTTATTTTCAGGATGAGTAATCGCATCTAAAATAGAACGCATATCATCAATAGCTTTCTGTTCTTGCTTATTTAATTTCATAACTCTGCAAACTCCTGTGTATCGCAAACCATATACCCACCAGTGTTATTACCTCTAACAATGATGCCCCTAGTAACATGTTCACACTTTAAGCTTTCACAGGCGTTATTAATGGCTAGTTCTTTTGATTCAAACTCACCAAGCTCTTTCACTTGAATTTCTTTCGACTCATCATCACGAACCACACCACCGCCACTATTTAAAACAACAGCTAAAAAATGAAGCATAGCTATTCTCCCTTTCTTTCAAGCACAACATATAATCTTGACCAGCCATCTAATTGATAATCTGTTGGCGCATGACCATGGTTTTGCATATAAGCAATTGCCATTTCAGCTAAAAATCTATCTTTACTCATGCTGTAACCTCTGCGTTGTCTTTTGCTTCAATAATCAAATCAGCAAGACGACTTTCAACTTTAAGCAATGAATTAATTGTTGAGTTTTCTACGACCTTTTCACCCTTCATCAAATCCATACAATATCCATCACCAAGATCACATGCGTAATGTGCAACCGTTGAAGGACCACATAGGAACAACTTACTGTCCTTAAAAACATTAATTACGATAGAGTTGTACATAGACATGTAAGTAACACTGATTGTTAAAGGCTTTGAACAATCCATAGCCATGCTCATAATCGAACTAACTACCGCTTGAATATCTCTTTCATTTGCTTCACTCATTTCATTGCTCCTATGCAATAAACAAAATTTAGGTAAAAAAAAGCCCCCTGTTACAGGGGCAAAGGTTGACTAGGTATTAATTAGGCTTGGAAATGGCTTGGTCTTAATTTGTTTACATCGCCAACTTTGGTATCAAAGCGCTTGGTGATGCCTTTCAATTCAATCAAACCACGACGAATCTTTTGTAATTCAATATCGTTAAAATCCTCAAAACTACGATGGCAATCTGCAGGAGGTAACCCACCAGCGATGCAAATCATTCCACGACCTCGAACGGTTAATGAATTGAATGCAATTTTGATTTGGTTACGTTTATGCCCTTTAGTAAAAAGCGCCTTACAAGCGTTAATACTTTCTTGTGCAGATGGGACAGGATTTGATGCTTGTGCTAATTGAGTCATGATTAGTTCCTCACGATAAACCCGGAATTGGTGCGCCGTTTACAACAAAATCTAAACTCATAGATAAAAACGGTGATAAGCCGGATGTTTTGTTTTCAAGATCATTCATTAGCAACACCAAGTTACTAACGCTTTTGTGTGCTTTGTCTAACAACTCGTTACGTTTAGAACGTGGCAGACGAATTTCACCGCCGTTCGCTAATGCGAGACGAGATAAATCACCGGCATGAACACTATTTTCTAAAGCTCGTTTAATTAAGTTTTCTTGGTCTGCATTTGGATCGACTCTTGCGCCAACCATATTGAGACTAAGCAAAAGGCTATTAATGATGCAATAATTACCACTCTCTTCCGTGATAGCGATTAACTCCCCTACTGTTAACCTGTGTGGTTGTTCGGGGTTTAACTTGTTACGCAGTATTGTTGGATTAATTCCGCAACGCTTCGCAACTTGTTCCATGTTTTCAGAATCAGCAAACGCATAGCATGCGTTGTCAAAAGCATTTTGTTTAGGCTCACGTAAATCGCACATTGAGCTATTCCTCTATCTGTCCGATACTCAAATGACGAAGCCAAGAGAAAACAAAACCACAATTGCAACGATGATTTCCAATGCTGTCGGTTTGTTTTCATTTGATTGATTAGTCATAGCGTTAACCCAAGTAGCTTAGAGCTTCACGAGTAGCAAGCTCTTGCATTGCAATTACGTTTACTAATGGGGTTTCACGAGGTTTGTCTTTATTTTTAATAATGAGTTTTCCCTGTTGCTGCCAATTTTTAAGTGTACGAACAGTGATCCCTGAATATTTGGAATACTCCTGATACGTCATAAATGGAACAGGAACAACAACTTGAAATGACAAAGGGTTATTCATGGTGGTATCCTCTAAGGTTACTGAATGTTTATTAATGCGTTGAGATGTCCAATCGCCCAACTGAGTGAATATTAGATCGATTATGCGTGAATATCAAGAATTAAATAATGCACCTGAGTACCTAAAAGGTCGAGAAGTTACCGATAAATTGAAAGAGATCACACAATCGCGTGATTTTTTAGCGCTTGCTGAAGTGATTGGCGTACCTAAATCGACAATTTCGACTTGGCATCAACGTGGTTTAACACCATATGAGATAATTTTAAGAACTCATTTGCGAACTGGTGCATCTGTTCGCTATATGGCTCTAGGTGAAGGGGAAGCATTTCCACAAAAAGAAACAAATTTGTCATCAAGTCAGATTCAAATTAAGAGCTTCGTTATTCAAAAAGGTGAATTAGTTGAAAGAACGACTATCTCTTTAGATAAGGCGTTTATTGAAAGAACTGGAAGTAATGAAGTTATTCTTTTGGAGCATGACGGCATTTCATATTTTATTGATAAAAATGAAACAAAGGCGAACCAAGGTAAGTACTTAATTGATATCGATGGCTCATTCTCGATCAACGAACTACAACGTCTACCGGGTAAGAAATTAGCGATCAGTTTTAATGGTTCAACTATCAATGTAACAGAAGATGATATTAAGGTAGTTGGTCGTGTAGCTATGGTGATGGGAAAAGAGTGATGTACTTGAATTCTATGATAAAAGATATCGAGCATGCTACTGTTGCTCTATTTGAACAAATTAACCATCATAAACGAATTGAAAGAATACAATCTCTCTTATTAAGCACTCATGAAGATCTTGAGAATATACTAACGACTTTTGAAACTTCATACTCTAGATGGGAGCAATTAAAGTGCGCAAAACAAGCTTTAGATTTAATCGAAAATATTTATGAAAAATTTAATACAAATAGTGACATTTATAAATATATAAAGAACATATCTGATGCTTGGCACGCTATTCTTCCTCCTTTATTAACAACGATTATTGAAAGTTCCCCCCTATTAACTTTAGATGAGACAATCAGTCAATATAAAGAACTTATTTCCAAAATAACCACGTCGTCTCAAGAATCAGAAGCTACATTAATTAACCTTAAGAAATTTATTGACAGTCACGAAGAACAATTGAAATATCGTTTTAACGAACAAGCTGAAGAGATTGGTCAATTTATAGAACTAAAAGCCAATGAAGCTACCGACTCTATAATTCAACAGGCTCACAGTAACCAAAATGGTTTAGAAATCAAATCAAAGGATATTGAAGAATCATTAATTCAATTTAAAGCTTCTGCTATTGAGGAATATCAAGAGCACATTTTATTACTTAGAAATGTATTTGATCAACACGAAGAAGAAGTTGCTAATAGAATTCAAATCCGAATTCAAAATGCGGAATCTATAGCATTTGAATTAAATAAAAAAATTGATACTGCATCCGAAGATATTTCAGATTTAACTGTTTCTCAAAAAAATGCAATAAATAAATTCTCAAAAGAGATTCGAGATAAAATAATAACTTCGATTGATAATGCTTCATCAACTAGTTTACAAGAGATTCAGCTTGAACAAGCAAAATCTCTTAATATTTTCAATGAACAAGTCAATAAAGAAATCGGAAAAATAAATGAGCGTATAGATACAGAGATAAAGGAATTCGAAAATAAAAAAATTGAAATAACTCAGATTCTCGGTGAAATTAGTGCTGCATATCAAGCTGGAGCGAATACAAGACAAGCAACTACCGAAAAATTGTCAGCAGAAATTTTGCGTGTTCTTGGTGTTATATGGATGATAGCAACTATATTCATCACAATGAAACTATTTAATGATTATATTGGTTTTTATGAAATTCCTACTGGGAAGGTAATTCCAAATCTTGGAGAGTTAGGCATTGAATGGTTTGCTATTAGATTTATGACAATTCTTATGCTCACCTCTCCCGGTATATATTTATTAAAAGAATCGGCAGCTCATCGAACTAAAGAAAACTTATATCGCCAGCGTGGTACACAACTATCTAGTATTGGTGCTTATCTTGACGAACTAAAACCAGACGAGCGGGCGGCTATTAAAAAGGAATTGAGTAAGAATTTCTTTAGTTTTCATGATGGAAAAACAGATACACAAAACGTTCCTGATTTTGTACGCGATATGAAAGAGGCTGTTAGTATTGCGAAATCAATCAACTCTCCAACACCTAAAAGAAAATCAACTATTTTGGGTAAAGGTTCCAAATGAATAGAATCATTAAATTAATAATGATCGCTATTGTTGTAATCGCTTGCTTTGCTTATGCACTGGAAGCGATTGAAGGTATGGCTGAGATTGGAAAATCAGCTACAGCTAAGTAACTACATATTAAGTGCAAGGATGCACAGAAACACTACAATTCCTACAGAATAGGCTTCATCAATCAGTTTATAACATACATTTTGAAAGGCTTCAGGCCATGTTAGTTTTCCATCTTTTTGCATAGAGAGCTCCACATGAAATACATTGCACAATTAATTATAAATAAAGATGCAGCTGATCATTTAACCAGTATTTTAAATGAACACAACGTCAAAAACCATCAATTAAATGCACTTACTACTGATACTTTGAATGATGTCATTCTTATTCTAGACCATTTACCTTGGACAGAAATTGCAGCTATCATTGCTTCATTTCTAGGATATAAGACAAGAAAGCATCAATTACACGTTAAACGCAAAGTTGTAATCAGTTATCCAGATAACAGTATTGTTGATGTCACAGGTTATTCATTAGAAGAGATTGAAAAAATCAACCACACCCACAAACAACTCTATATCTCTATGCGCGTAGAAAAGAACGAGAAAGAAAATGACTGATACTCACCTATCCCAACAAATTACAAAAATAAACCTTGATATTTTCCCAATTGCAGAATTTAAAAATAATAATGACATATGGCATATTTCAAATATAAAACCATTAAATTTATTCATTGGTAGTAATAACAGTGGAAAAAGTAGATTATTAAGACATTTATTTAAAACAAATTTTTCAAGTATCGATACTCCAACAGGTATCGATAGCGCAATAAAAGAAATAATTGATAATATAAATAATTTAAATGATTTAAATCATCAGGTTATGAATGTAAAACGGATTTATAGTTCTGATATTCATGATTTAGTTTTAAAAAACATTAAAGACTCCTTATCTAAGGAATTAAAACTTGAACATATAAAAGACAATATAAAATTCTCAATAAAAAACACTTTAATACAAAGTTCTGGGGGGGACTTAGGATATTACAACAATCTTATCGAGGAAATAATGTACAATGATACAAGCGACAATTACCTTGACATACTTATGTTTGACAAGTCTTATTTTGATAAAATATACATTCCAATTTTAAGAGGCCTTAGGCCTTTATTATCAAATCAAAATGACAGCTCTATATCAAACAAATTTAATACGGATTTATATAAAGATAGAACAATAAATGACTATAAATATGTTTCTGAAAATATAATTTTCACTGGTTATGATCTATATTCCCAACTAGTGAAATTTTTATTAGGAAATCAGGAAGAAAGAAAAAAAGTAAAGCAATATGAAAATTATCTTTCTAAACATTTTTTTGATAATAAAGTAATTTCTATCACTCCGAATATTAACGAAGATGTTGTTTATTTATCTGAAGAAGGAAAGGAAGAACGGGCTATCTATTCATTAGGTGATGGTATTCAAGCTATCATTCTTCTAACATTTCCAGTCTTTCTTGCTGAAAAACCTACAATGTTCTTTATCGAAGAGCCTGAATTAAACATACATGCTGGCTTACAACGAGCCTTAATTGATGCATTATCAAGTCACCCTGAACACATGTACTTCATGACAACTCATTCAAATCATTTTATCGATTTAGCTCAAGAGCGTAATGACGTTTCACTACACCGTGTTTTTCAAGAAAAACAAGATAATGGCAAATATCTTACTTGTGTAGATAGCTTAGCTGACAACACTCAACTTCTAGATGATCTAGGTGTTCGAGCGTCTTCTGTTTTATTGGCAAACTGCTCTATTTGGGTTGAAGGTATTACTGATAAGCTCTATTTAAAAGCTTATATGCAAAAATATCTAGAAGAAGCGCAAAACAATGATACTTTTGACAAAGAAAAACTCGCTCGCTTACAGAACTACAAAGAAAACCTACATTATATTTTTACTGAATACCAAGGCTCAAATATTACTCATTGGTATTTTGGTGATGATGAAAACGAACAAGAAGATGCAACGAAAGCCAAATCTTTAAGTTCAAATATTTTATTAATTGCAGATGCTGATATCGGCGGAAAAGGCGAAAGGGTCACTACTTTACAAGAAAACTTAAAAGATAATTTTGAATTACTTAAGTTTAAAGAGATTGAAAACTATATCCCTGAAGTGATCATACGCAAAACTGCATTATCTAGATGGGATAGCTTCACTGGAAAGGGAGGAAGTACAGAAAACCTCAATAAAATAAATCAAGAGGACTATGCTGACTGTGAAAAAGGAATCGGCTTTCACTTAGAAAAACAACTAACCAAAAACCTTGAAGGTACAAAAAACGAAAAGCGTACTTTTTTCGAAGATACATCAAAAAGCACTACAGGAACAATCAAAGATAAAGTTAAATTTTGTCGCACAGCTGTTGAACATATGAATGATGCTAATGTTACCTGGACATTGACACGGGAACTAACAAATTTATGTGAAAAAATCTGGGATCACATTGATTCGAATAACAATCCTTCCGCTTAATCACAAGGAATGATAAGTAATGGCTAGAGAAGATGAAATTTTCCAATATTCAAAATTTAATGTTGGTGAATCATTTAAAAAATTAGAAGTAATGGCACATGCAGAAGTCTCTATTCCAGGGCAAGCTCGCGATATAAGTGGCATTGTTCGCTATAAGAACTGTGTTGTTCTATTTGTAACCTTGGATAAAACAAATAAAAAAGAATCCGAAAAATATTATGACACCTTCTTGCTAGATGGTAAAAAGTTCCATTGGGAATCTCAAGGAACGAATACCCCTAACACCAGCCATATGATCAACATTTTTAATGGGACCCCCGTTATTTTATTTGTTCGCATACATGAAAAAATAAAAAGCAAATCACAACCTTTTTATTATCTAGGACAATTAGAATACTTAGAGCATAGAAGTTCAGCACCTGTTGAAGTTCTTTATAACGTTATCAATTACCAAGAAAGGCCTACTGCTCCAATTGAAGCAATTTATCAATGGGAAGATTCAAATCCGATAAGTAATAAAGAGTCCTATACCCCTGTACTTTTAACTCAGGTTAAAAAGTCTAGTCAAGGACGTATGGTTGATGCAAAAAAGAAAAAAGCCATTGAATTACATGCCATGGCAGTTGCGCGAGACCATTACTCTAACTTAGGTTTTGAGGTTGTTGATACTTCATCAAATAAACCATACGACCTTGAATGCTTTAAAGGTAATGAATTTAGAAGAGTTGAGGTAAAAGGAACAACGACCAATGGTGATATCGTCTACGTGACATCAGGCGAAGTTAAATCCGCCATTGATGATGAATGTGAAACTGACCTATTTATTGTTTCACAAATCCATATTGCTCACCCTATTGAAGGTGAATATCATACCTCTGAAGGTATTATAAATATAACTGAGAACTGGAAACCATTAGATAAAGATCTTGAGGCCACCGCCTATCGTTATACTCTACCTGTTTAACCGTCACTTTGTTTAATATATCAAATGTTAAACATTGCTTTTCACTGTTCACCTTTGTACTGTATATAAAAACAGTGCAAAGGTATTTCCATGGCTATCCGCAACTTAAAAGACAATTCAAAGAAACCTTGGTTATGCGAGTGCTACCCTACAGGCCGCGAAGGTAAACGCATCCGTAAACGTTTTGCCACCAAAGGTGAAGCAGCTACCTTTGAGCAATACACAATGAAAGAAATTGATGATAAACCTTGGCTTGGTGATAAGCCTGAGCATCGTCGTTTATCTGCTCTCATTGAAATCTGGTTTACTATGTACGGTACTAACTTATCTAATGGCCAAGTTATCTATCAAAAGTTTGAACACATGGTTAAAGCCATGGGTAATCCTGTTGCCTCTAGATTTACATCAAGAATCTATGCAGAATTTCGACGTAAACGCATGGCTGGTGAAGTTATCTTTGTTGATAGTAAATGGCAGAAAGGCGCTCCAAGTATTGCCACATTAAATTCTGAATTGGCTCGTTTTAAAGCGGTATTTGAAAAGCTTAAAGAACTGGGCGAATGGAAAGGCCCAAACCCTTTAGAAAGTATTAAGCCATTTCGTGATCACGAAAGACCAATGAGTTTTTTAGCAAAAGAAGAGATCGCCCTACTTCTTGAAAAAGTATCTGAACACAAACGCCAAGATATGCAGAAGATAGTGAAGGTGTGTTTATCTACTGGTGCGCGTTGGAATGAAGCAGCACAATTAACTGGTAATCAACTATCTAAATTTAAAATCACTTATACAAATACAAAGAATAAAAAAATTCGCTCTGTACCTATCAGTGAAGAACTGTATAACGAAATCTATAAACCAACATCAGGAAAACTGTTTGAAGAGTGTTATACCCCTTTTTGCTACATCTTAAAGCATAAGATAGGTATTGATTTGCCAGCAGGCCAAGCTTCTCATGTATTACGCCATTCTTTTGCAAGCCACTTTATGATGAACGGTGGAAACATATTAGTTTTACGTGACATTCTTGGTCATGCCGACATCCAAATGACGATGCGTTATGCTCATTTTGCACCTGATCACCTCACTGAAGCGATAGCAAAGAACCCTATCTCAAATTTATAGTTTATTCATTTTTCTGATTAAAGAGTGCATATTCACTTTTAACTAGAAAATTAAAACAAAATAACTGTCGCCACTTTGCCGCCACTTGCCAATTTTAAATACAAAAAAAGGGCCGCAAACTGCGACCCTAACTTATTCGTTATTTCAGAAAAAGTGAGTTATCACTCTTTACCAAATACGTTGTTCTCTTGCTCTTGTACTCGGATGAAAGTAGTACGCTTAGTTAGCTCTTTAAGCTTTGCTGCGCCTACGTATGTACAAGTTGAACGTACACCACCAAGGATGTCAGAAATCGTATTATGAACAGAACCACGGAATGGTAATAGAACTGTTTTACCTTCAGCAGCACGGTACTTAGCAACTCCACCAGAGTGCTTGTCCATCGCACTTTGTGAAGACATTCCGTAGAATTTCATGAATTGCTTACCGTCTTGCTCAATAACTTCACCGCCCGACTCTTCGTGACCAGCTAGCATACCACCAAGCATCACGAAATCAGCACCGCCGCCGAACGCTTTAGAAACATCACCAGCACATGAACAACCGCCATCACCGATAATACGACCACCAAGACCGTGAGCAGCATCAGCACATTCGATAATTGCAGAAAGTTGTGGGTAACCAACACCTGTTTTAACACGTGTAGTACATACTGAACCTGGGCCAATACCTACCTTAACAATATCCGCACCAGCAAGAATAAGCTCTTCAACCATATCACCAGTAACAACGTTACCTGCAGAAATCACTTTATCAGGAAATTCAGCACGTACTTTTTCAACATACTGTACTAAATGCTCAGAGTAACCGTTTGCTATATCAATACAAATAAAGATCAAGTCATCCGTCAATGCCATGATGTCTTTAGTTTTTTGGAAATCAGCTTCTGAAGTACCAGTAGAAACCATTGCGTTTTTAAGAACAGATGCATCGTTCTCTTTAATAAACTCAGCCCAATCAGCAACAGTGTAGTGCTTATGTACAGCAGTCATTACACCATGCTCAGATAATGCTTTCGCCATTGCAAAGCTACCTACAGAATCCATGTTAGCTGCAATTACAGGTGTACCAGACCATTGACGTCCGCTATGTTTGAATGTAAAATCGCGGGTTAATTCAACCTGAGAGCGACTTTTCAGCGTTGAACGCTTAGGACGAAACAGTACATCTTTGAAGCCTAACTTTAATTCTTGTTCGATACGCAT